TTACAACCTGGAGGAGCCATTGTTATTGTTATGACCCGTTGGTCCGTTAAAGATCTAACAGGTAAATTGGTTAATGCACAAAAAGGTGTTAAAGCAGATCAATGGGATATTATTGAGTTTCCCGCAATCTTTCCTGAGACGGGTAATCCTATGTGGCCTGAGTATTGGAAAGAAGATGAATTACTTTCTGTCAAAGCATCTCTGTCAGAACAGAAGTGGCAAGCACAGTGGCAACAGCAACCCACCAGTGAAGAAGGTTCCATTATCAAACGTGACTGGTGGAAGTTATATGAACATGACGATCCACCACCCCTCCAACATATAATTCAAAGCTACGATACAGCCTATAGTAAAAAAGAAACAGCCGACTATTCGGCGATTACAACATGGGGAGTTTTCTATAGAGATGAAATGAGAGCACCTGCTTGTATTTTGTTAGACGCGAAACGCGGGCGGTGGGAGTTTCCTGAATTAAAACGGAAAGCGGTCGAACAGTACAATTACTGGGAACCCGAGACCGTGATCATCGAAGCGAAAGCGTCAGGCCTTCCGCTAACGTACGAGTTACGTCAAACAGGAATTCCCGTTGTTAACTTTACACCGAGCAAAGGAAATGATAAACATTCAAGAGTAAACGCTGTAGCACCTCTATTTGAATCGGGACAAGTTTATTATCCTGACGAAAGGTGGGCGCAAGAGGTTATTGAGGAATGTGCTGCTTTTCCTTTTGGTGAACACGACGATTATGTTGACTCCACCACTCAAGCTCTGTTAAGATTCAGACAGGGAAATTTTATTACGCACCCAGAAGACTACGAGGATGAGCCAAGTATGTTGAAGATGCGAGAATATTATTAGGAGTTATTATGGCTATCGACGAGAAAGTTCTTAAAAAAAATAAGAAACTTGAAAAAGAAGAAGAATTGAAAAAAACACTTGGTTTTTTAGAACAAGGTTTAGAAAATACTAAAAAAGTTTTAAAAATTGGTAAAAATGCAATGAATAAAGCAGGAGCTAACATTAATGAAATAAATCAAAAACAAGGAAAAGGGCCTGCTGGTTCAAGAGTCTTTGAAAGTAATGCAAAAGATGGTAAGAAAACTGACTTCGGTATGCTATCAGTAAAAAAGGGTATTGATAAAAATCCAAAGCCAACACAAGCGGATAGAATTGCTGGTGCAACAATGAAAGACGGTTCGCGTACCAAGGTCCGTGGTGTTAGAATTGCTAACAAAGGTTTTAGAAAAGCAAAGCTTAGTTAATGGATAAAAAGAAAAAATTTCAATCGGGCGCAGCTAGTGTTCTAGATGATCCAGATATATTGGATGTCATTCCTATGATAAGGAGACCTAATTTAATGGGCGATCCTACTAAACTAGGAGCCGCGGACCTCGGGCCGTTGTTAGCCATGATGGCTGCTGGAACGTATCCCGCTGTTAGCGCTATGACAGAAGCAGAAGCAAGAGATAGAGGAATAATAATTCCGCCTGATGAACTCTCTGAAGAAGAGAAAAAAAGATTAGGTTTATATGGAGGCATGGTCGGTGGTGGTTTTGAGCAACTTTCAGAAAAGGATAGATTACCTAATACAACTGCTGGCGAGATTCCTGAAATAGATACTAAACTTCCTCCTACAACTCAAGTACCCGAAGAAAAAGTAGGACCAGTTGGTGGGGGCTTTACACCATTAACAGATGAAGAAAAGCTTCCTACAATTATTACAATGTCCGATCAAAAGAAAAAAGAAGATACATCCAAGGCACTTGTTCCGACTAAGATGATGGAGAGTTTGGCAGATCTACCTGATCCTATGGAAACATATCAAAGTGAAATTGCCCCACGTTTTTCTCAAACAGAAGATTACCTTAAATCAAATTACACGGCTGGTGAAAAAAAATTACTTAACGATTGGGTTAATGAATTATTTAATCCACAAAAAGGTTTAACATTAGAATTAAGAGATACAGGTCTTGCAGCTCAGTTAGAACAAATTAATCAAGCAGACCCAAAAAGAAAAGTTACAGCAAAAGAATTATTAGAATTAGTACAAGGAGCGGATAATCAATTAGCAGGTTTTGGTAATTATCAAATCATGGGAGGAGACCAAGAGCTCTTTCCTCAAACAGTACAAAATGCAATTAACGGAATTAATGAAATGGATGTTGTCATGCGTCCGGGTCAACTGTCAGATTTTGTAGATAGATATAAAAATTTAGTAACGGATAATTTAAAAAGTATACAAAATTCTACAGATAGAGATACAGCAGCAGATTCTTTAGCTAGAATACAAATACAAACACAAGAGTTATTAGCTGAAGAAGGAATTGATCCATCAATGCTAGAAAGAAATAGAGAGTATGCAAAGATACAAGATTACATTCGTCAAGTAGGGTCAACCTTACAAGGTACTGTATTCACGAATGAGCACATGAACATTGGTTTACCTGGTACTCGTGCAGAGGATTATTCTGTTATTACACATAATTTTAATCCTAAATTTGGACAAGAGAATAGAACAAGCGAACACAATACTTCACACCCTACAGCGGATAATACAATCGCATTTAGTAGAGGAAGAAAAATACAAAATTACGAAAATGGTGATCAAGGTAGTATTATTATGGAAATGCAATCTGACGTTCATCGTAACAAACCTGCAATTCAATATCCAACATCGTCAAATGATTTTACTTCTAGTAAAAATAATTATCCTTATGCAGGCGGAGCTCAATACTGGGTAAAACAAGTAATGAAAGATAGACTCACACAAGCCTTAATTGATGGTGATGATTTTTTAGGATGGGTTCCAGGTGAAGTTGTATCTCATTATGAAGGTGCAGACAAAGATAACTACAAAGGTTTNATTAATATTTACAATAATAAAACAAATGAATTTATAAAAAAATTAAATAAAGANATTACCAAAAGAGGTAAGGCACTTGGCATGAGTGATGATGAAATTTCAATGGCAACACTTAAAGTAAGAAATGATGGCCAGTATAAATTTGATAGTGGAGGAGATGAATATTTTTCAAGAGTGAGACAAAACCAGTTTCCTGGAATGGAAAAATATGTAAGAACTGGTGAAAAAACAAGGAGTAGAGAGGAATTTGCTTATGATCAAATTGAAAATACTTTGCAACTTATTAATATGCCTTATATTGATTTAAAAGCTAGAGAGGATTTTGATCCTAACCTTTTAAAGAAAATTGGCTTTCCTCAATTTAAAAAGGGTGGTAAAACAAAAACTTCAAAGGTAAATCCTTTGATTGACATCGAAATATTCTTTGAAAGCATATAATGGCTATAGATAAAAAAATTCAACCTACAGAAAATGATATTGTTATAGATCAGTATGCGAGTAGTCCTATTGACATTAGTGTTGAAGGACAACCGCAAGATAACATAGAAATGTTACAAGATGGATCAGCTATTGTTGGCCCACAGACACTTAACATGCAAGCAACTTTTGATTCTAATTTATCTGAGTTTGTTGATGAAGATGATTTAGAAAAAATGAGTTCAGACTTGATTGCTGATTACGAGACTGATAAAGAAACAAGAAAGGATTGGGAACAAGGTTACACACAAGGATTAGACCTTCTAGGATTTAAATACGAAGAGAGATCACAGCCCTTTCAAGGAGCAAGTGGTGTTACCCACCCAATGTTAGCAGAATCTGTTACACAGTTTCAAGCACAAGCATATAAAGAATTACTTCCAGCAGGCGGTCCAGTGAAATGTGACATTGTTGGGGCAGTAAACCCTCAAGTCGAAGAACAAAGTAAAAGAGTTCGAGACTATATGAATTATCAAATTACTTCTGTAATGGAAGAGTATGATCCTGATATGGATCAGATGTTATTCTTTTTAGCATTAGCTGGTTCTTCTTTTAAAAAAGTTTATTACGATGCAAACTTAGGAAGAGCAGTTGCAAAATTTATTCCTGTTGAAGATTTAGTTGTTCCTTATCATTCTACAGATCTAGAAACAGCTCCACGTATTACACATGTCTTAAAACAAAATAAAAATGAAGTAAGAAAAAGTCAAGTTAATGGTTTTTACCGAGATGTGGATCTTGAGTCTATGCTGCCAAACGAAAGTGCTATTCAAGAAAAATATAATTCTATTGAAGGAGTAAGTCCTAGTGATATTCAGTATGATAACGAATGTACATTACTTGAAATACATTGTGATTTAGACATACCAGGATTCGAAGATATAGGCTTGGATGGTGAGCCTACAGGCATTAAACTGCCTTACATAATTACAATCGATGAAGGATCAGGAAAAGTTTTATCAATCTACAGAAATTATAAACAAGAAGACCCTCAAAAAAAGAAGATACAATATTTCGTTCACTATCGTTTCCTTCCAGGTCTTGGCTTTTATGGTTTTGGTCTTATCCATATGTTGGGAGGTTTAT